GGATTATGAGTCCACGGCTCTAACCAACTGAGCTACCGCCCCATCGCTGCTCAGGGCGTATTTCCTGACTAAATCCTAAGCCAACTGTAGCCTAGACTGTAGCCTAACGGTTTTCGCTCCGAGCCTAGAGAGCATACCGAGAGCCCTTACGGGCCACCGCACCCCGTTGCTGGGAAGCATCGCCGCAGGTCCACAACGCAAAAAAGCCCCCGGCTCAACCATGCTGGGGGGAAGCACGGGAGCCGGGGGCGGCTGTGAAGCGAGGGGGCTCAGGTCGGATTACTGGTGGGCGAGCGCCAGTTCTCAAACCTGATTCGGTAGGCGGCGAGACGATCTAGCGCTGGCTGCATCTCCTCAAGGCTCGGATTTGGGCCTAGCGCGTCGAAGTCCCGACTGATGTCTGCCAGTTCGGCGCGGTTCCGTTTATCTATGCGGTCGCCTACCCAAAGGAGGATATTGAATCCAACGAACCACACTCCGAACACGATCATAAGAACGGTTCCAAACCATTGCCCCGCTGTCATACCCCAATTCTATTGGCGGTAAGCGCTAACGGCGGGGTCTAAGCCTTCCAGGGTCCCCGCCATATGCGGGCGTCGGATTCGATGCGTTCTTCGCGTTCGGTGCGCAGCTCTCCGCGCAGTCCTCCGATGTCTTTTCGGATACCGGAGATATCGCTGCGGATGTCGGCCATTCCGTCGCGGACCATCTCGCGTATCTCGTCGATGTCGTCACGCAGGTTGGTGTCGTGGGAGTTCTCTGTTTGGTGCCGGATGGCTTTGAGGTCGAAGTGTTGCAGCGTCCACAGGATGCCGAGGAAACACATGACGACGAATGCTATTACTACCCAGGTCGCTAGGCCCCAGCCGTCTTGAGCAAGTGGCGGCAGCTGCCAGTCGGCCATGTTCACCGCGAAGTCTCCACTGTCGGCTCACACTTCCAGGTCTCAACTCTGCACATAGCGGTGTCCTCTCATTTCAGTGAAGCCAACAAATGGATTAGGTCGAGCTGTTCGGGGATGAACCGCAGCAGTCCGGTGGTGCGCAGCAGATGAACGGCCACTACCCCGATCACGGCGGAGCTGAGGAACATGTGGGACTGCCCGTACCGTGCAGTGGCGTCCGATAGCAGTTCCCCGGGTGGGCAAGCTATCTCGTAGGCGACGATCCCAGCAGCCATAGTGATCCACGCCCAATCAGATGGATGTAAGGCCATGGGAACCCTCCCCGATTAGGTTGTGGATAAAAAAGAAACATGCAGGCAGCGGGCTATTTTTCGACGCAACACCAGATACATCTAAAAAAGAGCGCGGTACGGTGAGCTAGTTCCCTGCGCGCTCTCCTCGCGCGGGGCCTAGACACCGCGACTTCGACTGCAACGGCGTAAAATTGAGGGATGGGTGAACCACCAACACCAGCCCCAGGCCGCAACGGTCGATGGGAACGCATCGGCGGCGTCTCGGTCGACTCGGCCATGGCCGCGATCACCGACCCCGCTTTTGCCCCAGCCAAGTATCCAGGAATCGGTAGTGGTCACAACCTATTCAGTAAGTACGGGTCCGGGGTGCAGTTTTCGGCAGGATTCGGCGACGGCGGCTACGACATCTGGGCGTGGATCGTGGACTACGGCACTGACGAGAGTGATGAGCGGATCGCCCAGATAGTCGTCACACTGATCGACGATGAAGACCTAGCCCATTGGAACAGCCAGCCGTAGTCACTCAGTTCGTTCTAGGTGTTCTATACCGTTGGCGACTAAACCGTGTGTAGCCCAGGGCGATTGGTTCTCACCTTCATGCACGCCGTAAGTGTGCTCTATGGTGCCGTCCGCTTGGACTCTCTCGAACCCGACCATGAGCACGAAATCTGATACCCGCCAGCCCGGTTCTTGATCCATTGCTTCGACGTACTTCTGTATGAGTTCGTCAGGGTGTTCACTCATAGCTAGCTCGCGACATCTTCGGAAGTATCAGCGGGTATCGGACGCTGATACGGCCACTTGTCATGCTTTGCCGAGTTGCAAGGTTTGCAGATCGGCCTGAGGTTGCACAGCATATGGGCACCGCCTTTGCTCAGTGGCTTGACGTGATCAGTCGCAGTGGGATTCCCGCCGCAGATCCAGCACCTATTACCCCAGTAGCGCCACTTCATCCGCAGATCGTCCATGGAGAACGGGGCGGTAGCAGCGGACCGCATGCGAGCTCGCCGCCGCTGACTTGCCGCGAAAGCTGCATCCTTATTAGCTTCGTAGTAGCGCTTGTGCCAGGCCCGAACTTGAGCCTTGTTATCGTGGTAGTACTTACGGTTCGTTTCCAGCTCGCGTTCGTAATTATCAGCCCGCCAGCGCCTGTTTCGCGCCAAAAACTTCTCACGGTCACGCTTGTAGGCTGCCGCCTTCCGGGCTTTCCCACCCTCGAAGTTCCGGCTATACGACGCCCGGTTGGTCCTACGCGTACATTCGAGGCAGTAACAGTTTCGGCCGCTTTTTCGGTTACGGTCAACCGAGAATGCCGTGACGGGCTTGACGGTTTCGCATCTCGGGCAGCGCTTTTCAGCGTTGGCGCCTACTTGAATCGTATCGTGACGTTTCATAGGAGGGCGAAGCTCTGTACGTCGAAGCCGTCGTTGTTGATCTGGAACACCGTCAGTGCCGGATCTCCGTCTTCGCCCATCTTGTTCATCACCCATGCGGAGCCGTTGTCCAGGGTTGAGGCTTGGATGTGCCAGCGCGCCTTTGTCCGTTCTCAAATGACCTGTCGCATTCTCATCTAATCTGTCGCAACCGCGTGTCGTTCTCATTTGATCTGTCGTACGCCTCTTAATATTTGGGTGTGCAAGCGTCTCGGGCGCTGGTTGCGCCGCAGATTGCTAGTGACGTTGACGTGGAGTTCGTCGCCGATGGTCAACGCCACAGAGTACCGCTGGTTGAGTGCGCGATGCTCAGATTTGATTTGGATTGCTCACCTGCCCGCAACTTCCCGAATTTTAGAGGTCAAAGCAACTACCCAGGCCTGTGGTGGTTTGCTACGACTGGCCAGCATGTAGGTCATGAATCCTGGCTGGAACGTGATCATCTGATGCTGCTCGATGCTGATCCGCACGTTGTGGGTGTGGCGTCGCAGCCATTTCGGCTGCATTGGCCTGGTGGCACTCACCATGTCCCGGACTACTTTGCTAGATATGCCGATGGCGGTGTGACGGTTCTTGACGTGCGCGATGACAAGCGCATCACTGAGGATGATCAGCTCAAGTTTGATCTGTCGGAAATTGCTTGTCGCACAGTGGGTTGGGGTTACCGCCAGTTAGGTGTGCCTGATCAGGTGTTGGTGGCGAACATTCGGTGGCTATCGGGGTATAGACACCCCCGAGTGTGCCGCGACGATGTGGCGGAGTCGTTGCTCGCGGTGTTCGCCGAACCGGCGCGGCTATTGTCTGGCGCTCAAATCGTCGGTGATCGGCTGCATGTGTTGCCGGTGCTGTTTCATTTGTTGTGGCACAGGCAGTTGTCGACAGATTTGGCTGGCGCGTTGCTATCGGAGTCGGCGGTGGTCGGCCCTGCCGGATGGTGGGCGCATTCGTGTTGAGGGCAGCTGCGGTACGCGTGGGTGATGAGATCCGTTTAGCTGGTGAACGTTTCACGGTCTTATCGATCACCGATGGTGCGGCGCGATTAATCAGTGCTGTCGGCGAGCGCAGTTCGGTGCCACTGCCGGCGTTGTGCACGGACCCGTCGTTGGAATTGGTGGCAACGTCATGGCCGCCATTGTGCTCCGAAGAGGCTTTGACTGGCGTACCCCAAGAGGTGGTGGAACGGGCACGCTGGTGGGAACAGCATCTGCTTGACGTGATCACCGGCCGCTCCGGGACCGGCATGGACACTGACAGTGCTGATTTCGACCCCGCGGTGACGACGCTGCGCCGCCGGGAGATGGCCAAGCTCGCCGAACTTGCCGATGAAGGTCATGTTTTGACGTTGCGGACGCTGCAGCGCCAACGCAAGGCCTACCAGCGTGACGGGCTGCTGGGTGTGCTGGATGGGCGTTACCGGCCGAACCGGCCCGTGCATGGGCGAGTCGATCCGCGGGTGAGCGAGACGGTAGTTGGTCTTATCGAGGCCGAAACTGAGTTGTCGACGGGCACGGTGCGCCGCATGCAGCGCAAGACCGCACGGGCGTTGAAGGCTCAGTACGGCGATGAGGCACCGCAAATGCCCTCGAAGGCAACATTTTATCGTCTGGTGGGCCGATTATCTGCGGGCAAGCACACGTTCGGGTCAGCCCGCACGCGCAGGTCGTTGGCCAAGCAGCCAGACAAACCGTTCGGGACGTTGACAGTGGCCCGCCCCGGCGAGGTGGTGGAGGTCGATTCCACACCCCTGGATGTAGCGGTGCGCTTCGATGACGGCACCGTTGGCCGGGTCGAGTTGATTGGGATGGTCGACTGTGCCACCCGCACGATCGCCGCAGCGGTATTGCGGCCAACAACCACGGCGGTGGATGCGGCGCTGCTGTTGGCGCGATCGTTGACCCCGGAGCCGATGCGCCCAGGCTGGTCTGATGCGGTGCGGATGACGGCCTCAGTGCTACCCCATCACAGTTTGACCACTCTGGATCAGCGGTTCGCGGCCGCCGCTGCCCGGCCCGTGATCGCCCCAGAAACCATTGTGATCGATCACGGCAAAGCGTATCTGTCGCAGACATTTTCGCAGGCCTGCTGCACGCTGGGGATCAATTTGCAGCCCGCGCACCCGGATGAGCCGACGGACAAACCGAAGATCGAACGCACTATCGAGTCGGTCGGCACGATGTTCGCCTCCGAGGTGGCCGGATATCTGGGGTCCTCGGTGGAGCGGCGCGGCAAGCACGCCGAAAAACGTGCCGTGTGGTCGATCGTGCAGTTGCAAGCGCTACTGGATGAATGGATTGTCACCGCCTGGCAGAACCGGCCCCACGACGGGCTGCGCGACCCCTTAACTCCGGGAAAGACGTTGACTCCCAATGAGAAATACGCAGCCCTGGTCGAGGTGGCCGGGTATGTGCCGGTGGCCTTGAGCGGTGATGACTACATCGAACTGCTGCCGACGCGGTGGCGCAAGATCAACTCCTACGGGGTGCGGATCAACAATCGCCACTACGACGCCAAAGCCTTCAACCCCTACCGCGGCCAATCTTCGGGGGTCGGTAAGAAGAACAATAGGTGGGAAGTGCATTTCGACCCGTGCGATGTGTCCCGGGTTTGGGTGCGCAATCACCACGAATCGGGCTGGATCCAGGCCAACTGGACGCACCTGCGGACTGCGCCGGTGCCGTTCGGGGAAACGATCTGGAAGCAGAGCCAACAGATCCTGGCCGAGCGCGGCCAGCGTGCCGCGACGCAAGCCGAGATCGCCGAAGCGGCCGAAGAATTGCTGACTCGGGCCGCTGCCGGGCCGCCAGAGCAGCTCGTGGACAAGAAGATCCGCCGGAAGCTGGTTCGCGCCCAGCACTCCACCGTGACACCGCTGTGGCCACGCCCAGCACCCGATTTACCTGCCGACGGCCCTGTGGTGGCCGATCGCGGCGATAGGGACAACGACGATGTGATTGATGTGGCGGCAGTGGTGCCGCTTCCGGTGTTCGATGCCCGCAAGGAGGCCAAATTGTGGCGACTGTAAATAGATTCGAGGCCGTCAACCCGCTCGATGATCGCCGCCAGCCCACCACCACCTTGGAGGGCTGGCGGCGTTTCGTTGAGGCCGATCCACCCGAGTTCACGCTCCTGGACGATACGCAGTGGCGCAGTCTGGATGTGCGGGACCGGATGCTCTACGACGAGGCCCGAATCGCCCATCACTCCGAACTGGTCGTGGTCACCACGTCGGCGATCGCCCGGATCAACAACGAAGGCCGGCTGCTGACCCTGCTCAATCAGTGCGAGATCGGAGCCCGCCGCGGTTTGATCATTTCCGGGGATGCGGCCACCGGGAAGACCACGGCCATTAAACAGATGGGCCGCACCCATGAACTGCGGGTGCGGGGACGCCTGACCTACGACGCCACGTACGACGCCGTCGCGGGCCGTATCCCGGTGGTATACGTGACGGCCCCGCCCAAGGGCTCACCACGCAAACTGGCGATGGAATTCGCCCGTTTCCTGGGGCTGCCGATGACTATGAACGCCCGTGCGAACGTCACCGACATCGCCGACGCGGTCTGCCAGGTCCTCATCGATGCCCGCACCGACATCGTGGTTGTCGACGAGATCCACAACCTGAACCTGGAAACCCGCGCAGGAGAAGACCTCTCGGACCATCTCAAATATTTCACCGAACACCTGCCCGCTACGTTCATCTACGCTGGCATCGACGTCGAACGTTCCGGGGTATTCACAGGTACCCGCGGAAAACAACTCGCTGGACGCTGCGGAGTTATCCACACCCAGGCCTTCCCCTACAACGAGGAATGGATCTCGCTGGTGGCAGGGATGGAGAACACGTTGCGACTGCACCACCACGAACCCGGAACCCTTGTCGCCGACGCCAAATACTTGCATCGGCGCACCAACGGCATGATCGGCTCGCTGGCGCACCTGATCCGCTCAGCAGCTATCCGTTCCATCATCGACGAGACCGAAGCCGTCACCCGGGCGCTAATGGATGCCACCCTGCTCGACTACGCCGCGCAAAGCGCCGCGGCCCGAACCGCCAGCTGATGAACACCGCCACCGCCGCAGGATGCGCCTGGCCGGCCGGGCCGCGTCAACGCTTACCACGTGTAGTGACCCCGTTCCGCACCGAGACAGTGAGTTCGTATATCGACCGGCTAGCCCACGCCAACCACCTCACCCGAGGCCGGTTGCAGTACCACGTCGCCGCAGGCACCTACCGGACCCGCGCCGACTGGCTCGCCGTCGCCACCGGAATCGCCGAAAACATCCTGCGCGAACGGCTCATTGGGTTCGGAGCCGCCAACGGCACCAACGCCAAACAACAAGCCCGGGTACGGCCCGCCTGCCGGCTGTGCATGGCCCGCCGCGGTGTCTACGAGCCCGTCCACTGCTGGCTGCCCGCGTACGAAACTGTATGTTTTCGCCACTTACGCTGGATCGGTCCCGGCGCGGCCACCTGGGAAGACCAACACGACCTGAGCAATCACCCCGATATCGTGGTCGCCGCCCGCCGCCACCGCCAGCTGATCCGAGCCCACCGCGACCTCGCCGGCAGCGCCTTGTCCGAGGCCCGCCACATCCTGACCTGGTGGTCCCGGGTCAACCAAGACAGCGGCGACGACCAGACAGACCCGACCACGTATCTGCAGGCCTACCCAGACCTGATCACGATCGCTACCGTGCTGGCCGATCACCGCCACCAAGTCGCCGCCGGTCCCTGCACCAGGCATCCGATCTGGTCTGAGCACCTGCTGGGTTTGATCAACACACACGCAACCACCATCCGCGACGACCCCCGGCCTCTACAGCACTGGATCGACGACCAACGCATCATCGCCCGCATCCGGCCACCACGGCACAAATCCGCCTGGCCAGCACCCTGATTTCCGCCTCGAGCACCTGCTGGCAACGACACGCGACCTGAGAGCGCCTGAAACCGCGCTACCCGACCTGGGCTGTCCAAGCCGGAGTATCCTGGACGTAGACGGATATCTAGTACCTGCCTACTCATAGGCGCGGCACCGTCGAACTATTCGGCACCGATTACGGGCCGAGGCTAGGAGCGTCTCATGGCGCATCAGATATTTTGTCCACAACCACTCCAGTCGGCTCTGCGCCTTCATCTGGATCCGAAAACTGGATACGCCGATGGAGCTTGGTGCCCACGATCGAAGGATCTATCGGTCGAGGTTCTGCCGTTGCTTACGCGACTTAGCCTCGATTTGGGTCCCATTGATCGGATTACCTATCGAGCTGGGGAATGGGCACCCTCCTCGCGGAGGGTACTTTTCCTCAACCGTCTGGTTCACCTGGGTTGGTCACTTCTGCAGCCCGCCAGCACTATTAGCGTTCGAGGGACGAACGGCGCACATTTGACCCTGCTGATTGTCCCCCCTTCCAGGAAATCGCATTCGGAAGCAGAGGATCAATGCGGTTTTGGCGGTAGATCCGACCGGGTGCCTAAGTCGCAATCAGCCGGACCGACAACATCATGATCAGCGCGGTCACATCGGCGGTAGAGACACTCGACTGCGACGACTCGATTCGTCTTCGACTAAAGCCCGATGGTGACTGGAGCGGACATATCGACGGCGCATGGTGGCCGCGCTCACAGGACCTAAATCAAGACTTACCAGCAGTTTTGGATGCTGTAGCTTCCCGGTTAGGGACCATCAAGCGCGTGATCTACCGCATCACCGAATGGGACACAGCGCCGAAACAACTGTGCTACTGGGGTCGTATGGTGTCGTTAGACGGGTACCGTTACCAGAGGCCAGACACCATCTACATCAGCGATCTAGACCATCGTCGACTAGTACTGCTGGTTGTCCCTCCGATGACCGACCCGCATCATGCCCACGACGTGATGACTAGAGCTGCCGAACCGGGCAGCACATGTAGCCCAACAGCATTGCTGTCAATCGAACCATTGGCGGCAGCACGCAGAACAGGGTGATGACCCTCACGGGCTGCCTGGATCGCAGACCCGGGATCGAAAGTCGACCCCGGCTTTGAGTAGTTATCGCATGGCACAAGGCATCGTGGAGTGGTTCAACGCCGAAAGGGATTCGGGTTCATCACTCCCTGACAGTGGCAGTCAGCTTTGACGAACAAGCCGGTGATCGTGGCCCGCAGGCTGTTTTCAGTGCAAACTGTCTAAATCGCCGACACGAATCGAGCTGGCTGTTCCAGTGGCAGCCAGCTCGATCGCGGAGCATCGTTAATACCGTTGCCAGCCCGATCGCGACCCTTTGGGCGCGGCCCCGCCGCGCGAATCCCATCATGAAATTGGCACAGTTGGCGAACTTCGTTGTGGTCAAACGCATATGCCAGCTGGTCCCATCTGAGTTTGGCGGCACCTATCGATAGTCGTCGCGTCCGGGACTAACTAAGACTCTGGCATTGAGTAACCGTCACGAGGGTTGAATCCCTCAAGCAGCCAAGATTATTCGTAGGGCCGCAGTCACCTGGTCCTGACTGGAGGAATCAAGTAGGGGCATCTGTGCAGTCAGACGCATGATCCTTCGAGCGAGGAGCTTGTTGGTGCGTGCCGGCACCATGAGCATGCGGACCGTTCGATACTCGCCCCGGAGCGTGACCACCCAATGGAACGGCCGATTTGCGAGGTACTGAGGCATCGCAACCGACCTCATGCAGGAACGCGACGAGCCCGGCTTCCAGTTCAGTGAGACCTGACTGACAGTGCCAATGTGCTCGAATAGCTCGTCGATCAGGGGCGACAACTCCCGGGCAATCAGTCCATCGTCCTGGGGCCACCAAGCCCCGTCCATTCTGCCGGTCCTGCTCGGCCCTAACGTGAAGCGAACCGGCGAACCAGCATATTCTGCCTGCGTCATACGTACTTCCCTGTCGCTCAACGGGACTCAGACAACGGACCCTCAATCGCACCGCACCGCGATAGGTATGTGACGACAGTACCCTCTTCAGGGATCGCTAACGGCACGGTTGGTGAATGGTTGACACTTTCAACAGATTCAAATCACAGCGCGGGTCATCGGATCTTCTCCGGAACCGAGTCCAGCGCGTGCAACACCTGGACTGCAGCGATCTGGGCAACATCGTTGTCAAGCGTTGACGATGCCATCAGCGCCTGGACCACCAGTTCAACGCGCTTCTCGTAGGGAGTCTGGAACGTGATCGTAGAGTCCATGACCTTTGTCCTGTTCAGTCGGAACGGTTTCAAGTACCGCGATGGTGCGGTTGTTGTGACTGCCGCGCATTATCCGCGCCTGGTGCTCACAGAGCGATTGGTTCGATGTTCAGCGCCTAACGTCCCACCTTCGGTGTCCCATCGGTCTTGCGCCTCAAACATTTTCCAAGTTCTGCTTACGCGTCGCCAGCCTGAGGTGATTAGGGTTTACGCAGTGCCGGGTATGGCACATGTGGTCAACGTCCATCCCGGGTGGGATTGTGCTCCCCGTGGACATCTCCAGGGAGAGGCGGTGGGCGTAAACCATCTTCCCGCCCACGCTGATCTGACCGTATCCGGCATCATTCTTCGCCCCGGTCCATAGCCAGCAGCGGCCCGACTTATCCACCTTGGACCAATACCTATCCTCAAATGGTGCGCCGGCTGGCAGGCCTCCAGCTAGTGGATCCCCGTGTCGGCGCCATCGCTGGTAATGCGATGGACATAGACCGCGCGTCCGACGCTTTATGCCACACCCAAATACCGCGCATGTGTCGATTAGGCTAGTCATCTAGCCAGTCCATGCATTCTGGGCATTCGGCGTCCCCGCAAGAACAGGTAGTTGGGTCGACCGCCCGTCCCAAGTCTCGCTTACGAATTCGGGGGGTCTCCCAATCCTTGGATCGCCTCACGAGGGGCAACCCTCGCAGTGCTGCACGGCCATCTGATCTCCCGTTTCGCCTGTACCCGTCGGGGTGGAGGTCTACGATCCGCCAATGATCAAGATCGCAGCTGCAGCCGCCGTAGCGGCCAGCATTGTTTTCGCGCCCGCGGCGTACGCGGACGATGACGCCTACCTGGACGAACTGTCCGGGCAGGGTTTTCAAGTGATGTGGCAGTCCCGGCCGTTCCTACTGGCCGCCGGGAACGGCATGTGCAATGACTTGCGCAACGGGGAAACCCCCGAGCAGGTCGCCTCGCACTCCAACTATCCGAACGCGACACCAGCCAATCTGTTGGCTATGGCGCGATCGGCGAAACGGAACCTATGCCCCTAGGTTCACGATCCAGTAGCTCATCCATGCGGCTGTAGGCCACGAGCTCGGCGTCAACATCGCCCTCAGTACGGGCTATACGTAACCGCTGCAACGCCTCTAGGATGCGGAGCTGGTTAGCAGTGAGGGGCATGGCACTAGATGTGGTAACCCATGAGCCTGGCTAAGTAGGCCAGTGTTAGGAGCTCGAAATACTCGGCGGTGTGCGTCGGCCCCAGTTCCGGGTACTCGCCCAACGGTTGACCATCAAGCATGATTACCTCCCAAAGGGATTCAGCTAGGACGGGAGATTAGGCAAAGCCGTGTGACAGTCGCAGCAGCGCGTGAACACCTCGCCGGTTAGCCGTCCCACTTCCGTGTAGGACTTGCCTGTATGTGGGCATCCAATGAAGGTATCCCACTCTTCCGGCGACGCCTCAAGCAGGAAGCTCAATTCGTCGTTCATACCTCAATTATCCCGCGTTTCAACGGGATCAGCGGTGTCTAGGACTGTGGAGGTGGTAGTACGACGGCGTCATACAAGCGCTTCCATGCGATGCATTGCTTCTCTGCGCTCTTGCGCCGCCAGAATGTCTCTCGATGGATTACCCTGCCGTAACGCTTGAGTACCGCCTCGTAGGTGTTCGGGATGCCGGGCGCTCCAAACACATTGAAAAGCTGCTTGTAGTAGCAGGCGTAGTCGTCCGGCCTGTGTCCGATCAGGGCTGTATGTATTGTGTCAGCCAGGTTGGTCAATGGCTTCTCGGTGATGTCCATACCTTCAATTATCCGACGTTTCAGAGGAATCAGCGGTGTCTAGGCGGGTGGGATTCGTCGGGAGCCGAACATCCGCCGCCGTTCAGCGGCTTCCTTGGCCTCTTCTTCATCGCGCTGAGTCCATACGCCCAGCATCTTGCGGCGCTCAGTAGGAGTATCAGTGTCCCTACCAGCATTCTCGGTCATCGCCTCGATGTAAACCCGCTCATACGTTGCGATAGCACGGCTTAACTCTTCATCCGATGTATCAGAAGGATCGAAAGAGAGGCCGAGTTCACGTGCCCGGTCTATATGGGCTTGAGATGGTTCAGTCATCGGGTGTACCTCTGTACGATTTCGAGGGCAGCTTTCACATCAGCTCTATTGCGCTCGGAGTCAACAAGCCCTCGATGATGAAGCAGACCTAAGACGCCATCGACGGATTGCAGATCGGCGCCCACTCGCTTCAAAGCTTCACGAGCAGCGGCAGTGCAAGCGCAAAACATCATGCCGTCCCAGTTGTGCCGTTTACACACCGCCTCAGCGACTTCAATCTCGGGATCATCCATACCTCAATTTTACCGAGCTACAGCGTAAGTCGCGGTGTCTATTCAGGTGTGAGGGTGTAGCTTTCACCAGTCTTAGAGTCGGTGATGGTGGCTTCTATGGTTCCGTTGATGCGCTGTAGCCGCGCCCACACATGCTCGTCGAGTTGGATGGAGCCTTGGGGCATGCCGTCTTCGTGTCCGAGCCACATGGTTCGGGAGGTGTGCCGGTACTCCCGGTTTTGGTAAGTGAGTACCGCTGTGACGGGTCCATCACCTTCGATACGGTATGACACCTTGTCGAACATGTGTTCGATAGTAGAACGGAGAGGCTGTAGGGGCAAGTCAGTCCTGCATTGCCTTACATTCGCAGTCGTCGCGGGTGCAGCGACCAAACCAGCCTTCGTGGTCATGCTGCGGATGGATGCAGTTCTGACAGCGTGGAGGGCACATCGTTAGGTGCCCTTCTCTGCCATCAGCTTGCCGCGCTTGACGATGCCACCGAGGACATCGCCCCACCATCCGGTGTCATCTTGCTCAAGCGCCCACTGCGCCTTCTCGCCCCAGCGGATTATCTCGTCTTGCAGCTCAATGCAGCGGCGATTCAACTGCCGCTCGGTCTCAATGCTCATACCTCAATTTTACTGCGGTGCAGCGACATCAGCGGTGTCTAGCGTCGCCCGAACAGGCTGCCGAGAATATCTATGGGGTTGGCCGCTTTGACCACTCCCCTAATCTCCGAGCCGAGCTGACCTAGTTCAGCTTCCGCGCTACCGGCAATACCGTCAGCGGACGTCTGCACCACACTCACGGCGCGGTCAACGCCGTCGCGGGCGATATCCAGCAGGCCGTCCATGAACTTCGGCACGGTGTCGTCAGGGATCTTCTTATCCGCGATGCGCTCACACATGGCCACGAGTGGAGGGGCCATGGCGCCGGCTAGTGCCGCGAAGAATCTGTCGAGCATGGCGGCACCTCCACATTGACACTCAGATCGGCTGCGGCGAGTACCGCCTTGATGTCGGCGAGGTTCATGCCTTCAAGGAAAATCCAGCACCCGCAAGGGGTGTTGATCGAGCACTGCTGGCCGCATTCGTCACAGTCCCAAGGTGGGCAGTTTCCGCAGTGTTCGGGGCGCGGGCAATCGCCGTCTTGCCCCACCGTCGAGCCGCAACCAAGACATTCAATCATCGCCAGCCTCATGGTTTGCACATACGACGGCGGGTCCGAGGTCGTACACGGCGTCAGTGGAGATGCCACGCAGTTGCACTTCGACCATCGACGGTTTCTCGCACTTATCGCACCAGCCGCCCATCGGCTCGCCATCGCACTGAACGTCCAGCGTCAGGTGGATGCCCTTACTGATGCAGTCGGCGACGGTATTGCGCGCTTCCTTACTCAGCTTCATCGCTCGGCGGCACCTGTTCTGTCCAGCTTGTTGGGTCGTTCTCGGGATCTACTCGACACCCTGCAGAGCAGGGGGCGTAGCGGATACGGCCACAGGGGATGCAGCAGCGGACACGAGACAGAGGCATAAGGGAACCTCCGTTTGGGCATAGAAAAACCCCCACCGAACAAATGTCGATGGGGGTTTAAAAGAATGGGTGTAAGTCGCGCCTATGCGCAGTTTACTACTTGACAGCGGTTAAGGGGTATATCCCCTGGTCGGCGTGTCGCAATCAGACGCACACCTTCACGTGCACATCCAACCCGGAAGCGATGTCCACGAGAGCATCCAAGGAGAACTTGGAGATCTTGCCGCGCAGCAGATCCGACACCCGAGGCTGGGTCAGTCCGAGTGCTTCGGCGGCCTGGACCTGGGTCCATTCGCGCTCGTTGATCTTCTTTTCGATTGCCATCATCAGCTCAGACCGCACGCGAAGGTTCTCCGCTTCGCGCGGGGTGTCGGCGATGTCGTCCCATACGCTCATAGTTCCTCCTGCGCTTTCTTGTATCGAGCCTTACCGGTGTTGATGTCTTGCTGGGAAGTCTTCTGTGACTTCTTGACGAAGCTGTGCAGTACGAACACCACATCCCCAAGGGTGGCTACGTAGAACACACGGTACGCGCCGTCTTCGGTGCGTACGCGTATCTCGCGGCAGCCCTTGCCGACTGTTGGCATTGGCTTCCAGTCGTGGGGCTCTAGGCCGTGCTGAACCCTATCCAGTTGGTAACCGGCGTCCTGCCGTGCCGCTTCGGGGAAGTCCCGTAGGTCCTCAAGTGAGGTACCTATCCAGCGGAGAGGCTTTTCGTCGGTCACCTCATTAATATATCAGAACCGATATACTTATGCAAGGTGGAGGCAGTTACGTCGTCGCTCCATAAATGGGCGCGTCCGAGGTTGTGGCCCACCACATATCATCCGTGCCGTACCCGCGCTCAACCTCAACTATCCGAAAGCGGGCCGCCCGTCCGGACTTCAATTCAGTTTCAATAACTTCCCCCACCTTGGGTATGGGTCGCGTCCAGCCCATCCAGCGGTGGGTATCCCCCCTGTGTCCGTGGTATTCAATCCTGTCGCCCCAGGACCGATGCGCAGAGACTATCCATACGTTCATCAGTTTCACTCCCTTTGCGGCTTGCCATAAGGCACTGCCATAACGCGGTGTCGCATAGATTTTTCTTTACAGATCTTTTGGCAAGACCGACGCTAGACGTATGGGTATTGAAGCTAGAATGCGTGTCTACGTAACCACCGCAACCGGTGGTGAAGTTGAGTGTCTAACTACCACTCGGGTAGTTCCCGGACGCGATATGCCTATCGTTTGGGTCACTGCGGCCAACCCTACGCAGGCGTGGAAGATGCGTGAGATACCTTGGCCTGCGCAGTATGTGCGACCAGCGTGAACTACTCAACCCAATCACACTCAGGGGCGGCGCAATCTTCTTCGTCACAGTTCTGCCAGCAGTGCGGATGCCTAGGGTCCCTGAAATCGCATCTATGGGTGCAGCACCAACCAGGATCTAGGTCACTCCCCTCACAGTCGAGGGCCGACACTAGACCGGCTCCACTACGACGTAGTGGGTGCAGCCACAATCGCACCTGGCGTACACGAATCGGCCAGTCCACGTCTCTTCATCGAAGTACGTGGACTGGATGTGTCGACCTTCCAAGTGCTTACACTTCGGACAGGTCCCGACCCTCACCGCTCCAGCTCCTCTAGCGTCCACCGCAGGTCTTGGGCTAGTCCAGGATTGTCCTCGGCGCACGCGTCGGCATACGCCGCAAGTGCCACCCGCGCGTGGCGATCCTTCTTGTATTCAAGGATGAAACATGGCCCCATATCCTTGCCGTCCATCCGCTCAACTCGGTACTTCATGTACATGCCGCGTCCGTCGCTCATGCGCCCTTCTTTCGGTCTCGTTTCTCGCAGTTGTTGTGCGCGTGCAGCACATCCCCCAGTCGGTAGAACTTCTTACCCGTGTCCGGGTCGCTAGAGACTGGACGCAGATGCCCACCACGGGTAAGCGAGTGCACCCGCTGCGCATTCAGCTTCTTTCCCATCTCCCCTATCCGGCGGGCGATAGGTTCGATGGTGTCGGCGGTGACGATGTGTTTGTTCGCTTCATGTACTCGTCCTCGGTCGATCACAATGTCATCGTCGGCGGGGATGTCTATCTGTCGCCAGCAGTCATCGATAGCGGCTTTGATGTCCTCGTACGCTTCTTCTGAACCTTCAGTGAGGGCTAGGGCGATCATGTTGACTCGCAGCCACTTGGCCAGCGTGATGATGTCGTTGCCCTTATCCCACACGATCGCTCGTTGTTCGCATACCAGCCTCACCCACGTACCTAGGCAGTTGTGCAGTACGTCAGCGGCGTTGTGTGCCCCGATATGGATGGGGACCTGAGACTCAGGCTTGGGCCTTCGGGACATACTCAACCCTGGCCTCTGGATGCGAGCCTGGCGGGTGAGGGTGACGGACAGCTCCCCGATCATGCGGGGGATGCTGGCCAACTCTTCACGGAGCTTGTGTTGGGAGCCTTTATCGAGAAAGAAGCTGTCGGAGACGGACACTAAGCGGACCTCCTGTACGTGGCGTGAGCCTGTGCCGCCTTCTGGGCCGCAGTGAATCTGCGGTCGAGCTCAGCCCGTCGGCCGGTGGGGATAAGTGCCGCTTCCGCTTTGGCTACCAACAGTGCTCTACGTAGTTCGCTCACAAAGCTTCTCCGTTCGACGGTGGATCGTTAGCGAGTTCAAGCAGCACGTCTGCATGACAAGGGGAATCGAGAGAGCACCAGCAGGCGAGATCGTGGCCCCGTAGCGGCGCGACGAACTCGTCTAGGTCTGCGTCTGTCATGAACGTCATATCGAGCGACCGGTAGAGCGCAACGCACCGACCGATAGCGCTTACCTTGCTCCCGAACCCGTCGTACTGGACGCCGTTGTCATCCTCTATGAGCCACTCGCCACCGACGAGAACAGGTCGAAACGGGTTGCCCCATTGGCTCGGTCGCCCGACGTAGATAGCACCCTCGGGCATTCGCCAACCCCTAGTGCGCTTCCGCTGAATCCGCTGCGGCATCGTCACTCCTGCCCGTTCGACGGTAGATCGTTCTCTGCCTAATGGCGATATGGTGAGCTTCTGCTGCGGCTAGTGCGTCTGATTCGCTGTCGCCGAGATAGACCTCATCGGGTATATGCCACCCAGTGCTGAAAAGCACCTGCCACGAACTAGCGCCGTACTTGAACAGAATGTAAGCACCGCCGTCAACTTCGGCGCGGCACCCATTCTTTGGGACGCGAATATCTGGGTTGTGGTCCCATTGCAGCGGTTCAGCACTCAACTCTCACTACCTCCTCAATCGCTGGACGAGGAGTCAGAGTTCAGGACTTCCACCTTGACGTCATCTTCGTCACCGGGCATGACAACACGGAGGGATAGCACGGAGAAGTAGTAGCCCCCATTACCGTCATTGGCATAGCAGTCTGCAAGGGCAATGGGGTTCTGGTTGTGCAGAATTGAGATGGTGGCGTAGTTGGTATTTCCGTCACCGTCATAACCGCTCCGATCCGCGTCTGGTGTAACCTGAACGCCGGTAATAATCGCCTCCAGCGCGTCCGGCTGGATTACCCACTTCCCATCGGCGGAAGCACAACAGTCACTGTCTGACATGTAGAGATGCAGCACAGTGCCATCGTTTAGCACCAGCCTCGTACCGTCGGCCTCGACGGAGGCTATACGCTTGCCCGCAATGCGCTCGTGGACGTTCTGTAAATCAGTCATTCCCATACCTCAATTATCCTCCGATACACTGACATTCGCGGTGTCTAGCCCGCTTTCCTTTCCTGGTTCCACCTGCGCCTGTCCTTCAATGACAGCTCCCCGTAAATTCCGTGCTGGTCGTGTACCTCTATCGCGAATTGGAGGCATTGGAGTTTGACTGGGCAGCCGTGGCAGATTTCCTTGGCCCGCTTACATTCCCGGCTGCCGCCTTGGTCCGGGAACCACCACTCCGTAGGGAGTCCACGGCACGCCGCTTTATCCTGCCAGGACAGGTCCGCGACCAGACCGGTGAGGCATCCAACGATGTCTGCGGCGACACTTCCACCGGCTATCCAGTCGGTAGGGCTTGAGTGCGGCATCAGCTTGCCTCCCTGTTACGCATGATCTTCGCGCGCTCACGAGGGCCTAAGCCGCCGTAGATCCCGTCGCGTTCGTCGTTGACGATCGCGTAGGTCAAACACTCAACCCTGACTGGGCATGAGCGGCATATCTTCTTGGCGTATTGGTACTGCACGGTGATCGACTCGCTATCACCGTCGCCACGCTTATGGGGGAAAAACGCGTCCGGGTCTGCGGTGGCGCAGGACGCCTGGATCATCCAGGGCTCCGGTTTCAGGCAGGGTAGTTCCGCTTTACCGGAGATGATGCGCGGTCCAGGGTGAATATCGTCACGCATTTCATTTCCTCCAACGTGTCTCATGCGGCCAATGCCTTGGTTTCCCTAAATCCCCCTGCCCATCCATGGCTATCCATCTACAGGGATGTCCTTCTGGGGCACTACAGTCCGGGCACACCCGCTCAGCGGCCCCCGTTTCGGTGTATGCCGTAGGTTTCCGTCGGCTACCGGTGTCTTGGTAGTCAGTCATCGGAAGCCTCGGGGTAGAACTTGGCCTCATCGTCGGAGCCAACGCCCTGACAACCATGATCACAATCACAGTCACCGCAGCCGCCATACTCGATTCCGAACATGTCGATGTAGCTCATTCGGTCACCGTCCAGCCAGACGCCCAACGGGACTGCTGCACATAGTGCAGCCGCGTCTTGGGGACGGGCTTCCCTTCAAAGAATCGGTCGTGATGCACCTCGCCCGTCTCGCGCCATTGATAGTCAATCCGCCGCTTCCGCGTGAGTCCTCCAAGGGCTTTATCCACCTCTACGGCAACGTGTTCGTCGTGCCCGTAATACTCATTGGTGAACTTCCAGTCGCAGGCGTCGCAAGCCTCTCCATCGAATAAAGCGCGGTGCGTGGCTATCACTTCCGCTATGAGCTTCTGTGCGTCCGAAGGTTCGTCACTCATCGGTTACTCCAGTACCTAAGCTCTTGGTCCTGCTCAGCGATACGTTCCTCCAGCCGCTCTACTTCCGCGATGAGTTCAGGAACCAACTGCCTTGCAGCGGCGATGAATCGGGCATCCGCCTTGTCGGCATATCCGTAGTGGTAGCCGTCACTAGACACGAGAATTGAACGGTGGCCGGAATGTACCGATGCACTTGTCGTCGTCGGATCACCGGTAGCACCAGGACGGGTCTCCCACGGTCCTCCGGTTACGCCTTCTAGGGATGCTTTAGCGCGGTCTACAAGCTCACTCATCGCTCTAGTTCCTCACTTGGGTAAACCGTGGGTGCTATCAGGTCGTATGCGTACTTGAGACCAGCCATTTCGCTTGAGTGCCGGGATAGTTCCGCTGATGTCTCAGCTGCGAGCATCCACGTACGTACCAATTCGTAGCGTTCACGGATGACGGCCAGTTGTTCCTGTACCGACTTAGCCATCTCACGGGCGACCTCGATACCGAAGCGGCCCTCGTTGCTGTAGTTGAACTCAAAGTCGCCTTGATCCGGCCAGTACTCGGTGAATACCTTGCGTGCGGCTTCGATTGCAGGATCAGACACTTAGATCAGCCAACCTTTCCAGCGCCTGCAAAATCACCTGCGCCTCTTCCCTCGTCAGGTGGATGTACTCGGGGTTCATGAAGCCGTGGGCGTACCCCATGAGCTTTATCACTGCGGATTCGGATGGGTCGCTCATCTTCCACCTGCCGCGAATGCTGCTATAGCCTCAGCACCAGAGGGGTAGATCCCTTGGCATATCATGAGAATTCGGGATGTTCCAGTCTCGAATTGCCATATTTCCCACCCGGTTCCCAGCTTCCGAATCTTCCACCACTTGTTCCGGCCGCCACCACCGCGCCCGACGTGATCGCTCATAGCTTCACCACGTCTTCTATGAGGTCGTGTGGTGCTGTTACTTCATGCCCGCAGCAGGTGCAGCGTCCTCTGCGTCTTGTCTCTATCGAGGCTTGTACCCAGTTCCCGATCGTGGATACATGCGCAGCACAGATGAACACTTCAACGGCTGGTCTGTCGCAGTGGTCTACGAGGTGGATGGTGACCATGAAGTCCGCGGGCCTGTAGCAGTCTTCGCATGGGGGTGTGCATTCGATCTTTAATCGGGCTAGGAACGCCGTAGGGGTCTCTTCACCGGTTCGGGGTTGTAGTGACACCACTGGTTGGGGTTTGGGCTGTGTGCGTTTAAACCAGGCGGTCATAGCGGCATCACCGGACCGACCACGTCAGACGAGCTCAATGCCGCGACGCCGCAGCTGTAGCAGAAACGACGTTCGGTGACGGCCTCCGTCGCAATAGACAGGGCTTCATCTTTGTGGCGGTCGCATAACTCCAGCACGAGCGACACGCAGACCCATCCGCGCATGCAATGACAGCGAGCGATCCAGTGCGCCTGCGAATCACACGCGTGGCTGGGCCACTCACATCCCCTCGCTGGCATTTCTCCTACGAGTTCTTTGATGTCTGTTATGGCTTGGGTAGTCACGATGCCGACCTCCTTTGGTTTGTGGCGTCATGGACAAGCTGGAGATTTGGGATGGGCGTCTTGCATTCGCAGTCGATGACGCCGGAATCGTCAGGGAGGTCGATCCATCCGCTGCCGCCGCAGAGCTTGCAGTTGCGTCGCCGCTCGGCTGCTGCTGTGCGTGCCGCCTTCTCTGCGATTTCGGCCTGGAGTTCCTGTGCCTTCTCGGCGTCTTTGACTCGCTTGCAGCCCCGGCAGTTTTCGTCTTCGGGATTTCCGTAGGGGTGGCGCGCGCAGCGCGGGGCTGACGCCGACTCGGGCTCTGGTGAGGTTCCCGGTTTTGGTGACCCCCCTAAAGATTCATTCTGAGGAACGAAGAATGAATCTTTCGTTGGGGTTGGGGTTGGGGTTGGGGTTGGGGTTGGGTTGTCGTGTTCCGCCAGCGTTCCTGCAGCGTTCCGAACGCCGTTCTTCCCCCGTTCCGAACGCTGTTCCGAACTACGTTCTACCGCCTGCCTAGCCTTCCAGGCCTCCTTGCGCGCCCTAGCTTTCTCGGCCTTCTCCTCGATTTCCTGACGCGAAAACTGGAACTTCAGGTAGTCGTGGATCAGGTACTCATCGCCGCCAGGTTCGCCGCCGTCTTCGCGGGAATGACATTCCTCGCACCCATGGCCACACTCGTGCCAAAGCTCTGATGCCATCATCCATTCGATGACCAACTTCACCGCGTCATCACCGTCGACGCCAACACCGAAGCAATCCGATTGACTAGTGGTGATACCGATGCCGTCGAAGTCAAGGAAAAGTCGAGCCTTGTTCTTTTTGAAGAATCCGTCCGTTAGGTTCCGGTTACAGAAACCCATCGCCGCGAAGTGCAGCGCCACCCCCAGTGGTCCGACTTCACTGAACTTGTCGTTGTCGTAGAAGTCATCAGAGACGCGTATCCAGCCCATCTACACCGCCTCCTGGTCGTTGAGGCGCTGCGCAGCCATCCGCCGCCATGTGTCTTTCTGGTCAGATGTGAGCGAATCCCATCGCAGCGGCGCGGACACAGAACGCTTCTCGCAGAGTTCTTTCGCCAAGGAATCCAGACGCTCGTCACTCATCGTCACTCCTATCAAATCCCCCACAAGGGCAGTACCGGTAAAGAGGCTCAAAAGAACCAGGGATAGTGGCTTTACAAGTGCCGTAGTGACGTTGATGCTCATCGAGATCGTGGCCGCAGGAACAAAGGTCGGTCATGCGGTCTCCTCTAGATCGATCCAGTCGTCATCGAAAAGCGAGGGCGGTGCCACGGAATCGGTATCCAGCCCGCTACGGCATCCGTACGGAGAGCAGCTGGGACGCTCAACGTCATCCGCCGACTCGAAAGTCACATCCTCAATAGGAATGCGGCTCTTATGGAGAAAGGCTTCGTTGTCTAAACCGGGGGTGTTTCGGATACTGCGGTCCAGATCAACAACCTGCTGCCACTGCCGCTCATCTTGTTTGATGCGGATCCACTCAGCGTCCGAATGCCACGGACAGCCGATACACGCCGACTTCATCACCTCAGGGAATCCGTGACGCGTGTTGTACTCACCGCAGTCGTGCCGAGACATTGAAAGATCAGGCGGCACAACCTCGCCGTTTTGATCCCTGCCAACCAAAGGGAAAGTGTCGAAGGCGTAGGACACGCGCGACGGCGATATCCGGCCCATCTCATCAGCAGAGAAGCCCACGTAGCTGCGCGCCCACACCCCTTGTGGTGGCGCGCCAACCTTCCGGACAGTGCCAGTCCCCCGGCAGACCGAGCAGATACCCCAGGGTTTTTCGTGTCCATACTTCACCAACCAGGGGGCATTGCGCTGCCCCTCGCCGCTACAGAAAGTGCAGGACCCCTCGCTTACCTTGGCTCCCAACTGCTCACGCAACCACCGATAGATGGCGATCATCTTGAAGTTGGTTGTGCAGGCCCGGCTGGTAATACCGCCTGGCTCGCCAGTCTTTGGGTCCCTCGTGTACAACGGCAGGGATCTTGGAAAGTGGGGGTCCAAAGCCTCGTCGTAGATACTCCCTGCCCGAACGCGCACCAGGGCTATCCCAGCCGGCGCCAACACCTCCTCATCTAGACGAGCGAGATGCGCGTATACCTCCGGTGGCTCCCAGCCGGTATCGGCGAATACCGCAAACCGGGGCTTCTCAATGACCCCCTGCGCCGCTAAGAGCGCTATAGCCGTCGACTGCCACCCCGCGCCCATGCTCTGATACAGGAATCTGGGCTCTGGTTCGCGATCCAATTCACGACGTTCAGAACGGGTTAGGAGGTTGGGAAAAAGTAGCCCTTCCCGCAGGTCGCTCATCGCTCCTCCGAATCACGTGCAGCCGCAGCAGCAGCGGCGAGAAGATCAGACCCAATAAGGCATGTGTGCTCACACCCGGATTGCACCTCCGGTGTTACCGGCAGGGATCTCGGTAGTTCTACTACTGCGTATCCGTTGGCCTTCAGTTCTTCAAGGATGAAGCCACCAAATCCGGCGCTGCCAAGGGTGAAGGCGGGGCCGTACCATCTGATCGCGGCTTGCGTGATGATCTCATTGGCGTTCTTAGGCTCGCTCATGCGCATTCCTTCTTGTCTTCAACAAACCCTCCGCAATCACAAAGGGTCACACCGTCATCCAAAGCCCCGTAACACTCAGCTGATTGACCGTTATGCTGGTATCTCTGATGACCACAACGGCAGAAGTGGTAGGTAGGCCAAACAGTCACGCCGACCTCCCCAACGCCCACTCCCCCGAATCAGCCCACAACGCCAACGCACACATAACCTGTGCCGCTACACCCGGATGCCAGGCACAGAAGTCCACACAATCCCCCAACACCTCCAAGTGATCCTTGGTTCGCAGAGACCGGATCAACTCGGTGGCTTTACGAACCAAAACGTTTTCGTTGCCGCAGAACTCGTAATCCACCTCTGGAGGCCCTTCAGGTTCAGGCATCGGCTCAGCCTTATACCGCTCGATCTGGCGGTCAGTCACATTCAGCCGACGCGCTACCTCTGTCCCGGACAACCCCTGAGCGGTCAGGGCTTTCGCCGCCACCACACGATCCGGTTTCGACAACGACACCGGATAACCCTGAAGCGCAGCATCCACATTCAGCGGATCAAACGTTGCCCTCACGCCGCACGCTCCTCACGAATCGACCCATCGTCGGCAAGCCACACCCAACGCTCATGCCGGTAAAACACACGCTCAAAAGCAGGCTCCTGCCACTGGGACACGATGAACCCCAACTCGATAGCCTTCCCGCGCTCGCGTGTCTCAATGAAGGAGTGGCAGCCACGGCATATCGCCAGCCCATTGGAAACCCGGCTCGTCGACTCCTGTCGGCTACCACCCCTGCCCCGCGGGCGACGATGGTGATACGACTCCACCGTCTGCACGCACACGTTCGGCCACTGCACCTCACACTCACCCAAAGACCTCTCGAGCATCAGCTCTTTGGCTTCCGCGGTGAACTCGCCGGCCCTAGGCACTAGCGGCCTCCTGCCGCTTCACCTCAATGGCATGAGACTTGATCAGATCACCCAATACGGTCGGGTATCCATCAGCATCCACAGTCGGCGCGGTCGCCATCCGGTGGCCGGCAACCTCTTCAAACAGCGCCTTGAGGCCATCCATGGAGTTGAGGGCTAGCGCCTTCTTGCGGTACTCAGCGACCGTGGGAACCTTCTCCCCGTCAGAAAGCCATTCGCTGATCTGCTGCGCCAACTCCTCACCCGGGAAAGGGATCACCGCTTTGGAGAGGGTGTGGATTCTGGACTTGACCACTGTCAAGGTGTTGTCGTGGTCCAGGTCCCCCACTAGGTCGAACTCGTACTCGATTCCGTCGCGCTGCTCAGGTTTCATACCGACCTTGCGGGGAACCTTCTTACCGCGCTCGTTCTCCTCAATCACATACTCCGTTTTGGAGCGCATGGTCACAACCACATGCCCAGGGAATGCGACCAGGGCGTCAATCATGCGGCGCTCTTCGGGGCGCACTTCCTTCCAGCCCGAAAAACTGTTGCCGTTCCTAGACCTTCGGTCTGCCTGCTCGAGCATCCCGTCCACGCCCATCCAGTAGTGCGAGAGGGAATCCACCACCACGCAGCCGTACTCGGCGCCGGCCGCGGTCCCTAACAGCTCGACAAGCGAGAGGGGCGCGAAGCTGTCGGGCTGCACCGTGTCGAACTGCCAGCCGTTCAGCCCGACGTACTTCGATGCGCTCCCCCGCTCGGTGTCTACGAACGCAACCCGATCCGACAAGGCGGTTCCAAGGGCCAGCGCCGTGTAGGTCTTGCCGCTGCCACTAGGCCCCGACAGAGCGATCCGGGCATGGGAGGCTTCCCGGGTCGCTGGCTTGAACGTGAGCGTCACTGTTCAACCTCCACGTCAATCACGGCAGCATCCAACGCGGCGGGGCCTTCGAGTGAGAACTTCCCGCGGGCCAATAACTCCCGGATCACCTGCTCTGTGTGCTCGGTGGGTTTGACTGTCACGTACGGGTTGCCCTCGACCAGGACGATGAGCGGGGTATCGCCGTCGGAGAGCTCGCCGGCCTTCTTGAGTTGAGCTAGGAACGCTGGCCTAACCTGCTCGACGGTCTCCACCTCGTCCGGGTGATTGGCTTTCACCCACTTCAGTAGGGCTTTGTCGTCAACAACTTTCGCGTCAGTGCGCACCGACTTCACTGCCCTACCCACAGGCAATCCGTTAGCCCGCCCAACTACCGCGTCCCCAACCTCCATGGAATCCACAAGGTAGGAGCGGCCCCGGTTCTCTTGATCTTTAAGCGCCTTACCCAAGAGTGCATACATCGCTACATGCGCCACAGCGTCACGGCTATCACTCACCGCGGGTTCCCCTTCTCGTCGTACTCGTCATCAACCCAAAACCAGTCAGGAACAGCAGGACCAGGATCAGACAGACGCCGGTAATCGGTTGCGAGCCAATCGGACATACGGACACCACGAGTCATGAGGGATCACCGAGAACTTCGGTGTAGGGGCCGTCACCGAAGTTCTCGCATAGTGTCCAGTGCGTACCAGGAAGGTCGAGTCGCGTGTGCCACCTGTCGGATTGACACTGAAACAGGCGCCTAACCCCCGCTTTGGTGACGATGCTCCACACCGCGCCCTCGCGCGCCTCGTTATAGGCCAGGCTGGCTAGTACACGGGGCTCAAGGATTTCGGTGTACTCGCCGCCATGCGGCACTACACCCTTCGCCCACGGGTACCAGGACCCACCAATCTGCGTCTTCCATCGCCCACCGTCTGCACCCTCCGTGAACGAGTGGATTAATCCGTTCTCATCCCGCCACCGTGATCCCTGCTCGTCTACCCCTAGACGGTCAACGACACGGGGTGTACGGGGCTTGGGGGTGATCAGTGACCCGGATGGGAGTGGTTCATCGTCAACCTCGGCTAACTCGGGGTCGGCCACGTAAGCCGATGCCTGCTCGGGAAACCGTTCGCGTAGCGCCGGTTCCCGTTGTGGCTGAGTGTCTTCCCACTTACGCACATCAACCGTGAAAACCGCCCCCACCGCCTTGGCGTAACGGCGAACCAACGACAAAGTCGGATTACTCGAACCGCTCTCAAACATGGAGATCTCAGAGGCGGGCACGTCTGCGGCCTCTGCCACTTCCGCTATTTCCAGACCCCGCTCTTTACGCACATCGCGGAGAGCGAACACCAACTTCAGCTGCTCATCGGCAACAGCCGCCCCGATGTAGTCGGAGGTGGTGGGATTCTCAATTCCCGGAAAGCGGTTGAACGCCCCCGGTTCCTGTTGTGCTGTTGGGTCGGGCCGAGGCACAATCGGCTCTTCGCCAGGTGGGAACCAATCCAACCCTACTTGTTCGGGCCACTCGTCGGGGCGGATCTGCGGCCAAAAGTCGGCGATGCTACTACCGGGAGGCCATTCGTTCGGTTCCTCATCCCCGATGAACCGGTACCCCCAACCGTCTTCGGTGCGCCATGCAATCCACTCCCCGTCTGGTCGTCGTGCGATGGTGCCAACAGGTGGCCCCTCAGGGATGCTGTTAGCGGCAGCGATTAGCTCAGTAAGGAACTCTTCAGGATCAGGCTTAAAGCGGTGGTGCGCGGCTGCATCGAGCCGAATCCCCGCTATGTGCCTCATGGCTTTCCGCTGCGCTTCGGTCGGTTCCAGCTTCACAACGCCACCACCCTGTAGCCCTCTTCTGACAACACCTCACCGATACGGGCCATCACAGTCCCCGCATCACCACCCAACGAAAGCTCTTCCTCGATAGCGTCTTTAAGAACATCCTTGATGTAGTCGCTCATGACGCCGTCCTCACCGCAGACGCGATCCGATCAGTAGCTTCACCAGCGAGGCGTTCCCAATCCTTCTCGCCGTACCCGAAATAGATCTCTTCCAAGCAACTCTTGAGCGCCCCGCGCTGCGCATCACTCAACCCACTCATTTGCATGTCCCCTGCCCGTTCGGCTCAATACCCCTGGAACGCAACACTTCATCACGCCTGGCCATAACCTCGGCAATAGAAGCGGACACATCAACACCGCCACGGCCGGCTAGGTCAAGGTGCTTGAGCATTTCCGCGCACATCAACAACACCCGCGCATCGGCCTCGTCATGATTGATCGTGTACCTACTCATCGTCCGCATACAACCTCTGCATATACGGGAGTGGTTCAGGCTCATAGGTAGAGGGATGCTTTGACAGGCGGGCGATTTCACGGCGCAGGGCCTTGTTTTCCTTACGCCACTCCCGAGTATCGGATGTCTGCCATGCGATCATCAGGGCGAGGACAGCTACAACCATGACGGCAATGATTTGATCCCTCACTGTGACGCCCCCCGCTTCTCTTCGTAGTAGTCGAGCGCGGCTAGTGCGCCACTTCCATAACCAGCACGGACGAGAGCGTCGGCAGCACTATCGCCATACAGCTCTTCGGATACACCATTGCGCCAGTGGAATTCATACAGGCTCATGACTGCCTCGCTAACCGGATCAACGCTGTAGCGTGAATATGGACGATGGTCTTGATATCCGAATCGCCTGCTTCAATACGTTCGGTCAGCACACGGATGAATCTGTCCCACACCTCTTCTGGTCCATGTGCATCAACCATTTCCTTCACGGTGATCACCGCTTCGGAAAGGTGGTCGTTGGCTGCCGCGAACAGCTGGTCCACGGCGCCTAGTTCTCGGATGTTCATCGCCCACCTGCCGAGTACCATAGAACGACCATGAAAAACACCGAGAACGTGAGCAGCCACCCGATAGCGGTCCAGTTCTTGACCTGGTTACGGGCCTGCTCCCTCTCGCACGGCCTACATGGGTGGAACACTTGGTGTGCGTGGCAGATTGGGAACGTGAATAGCTCGCGCATCAGTCCTCCCAACCGTGCACTAGCGGGGACTGATAGCCAGGACGGTGTGCGGTTTTCCAGCACTCCCACATCGCCCACCCGCCAAGCCCAAGCCCGCCGAGAATGACTGCAAGGAAGACGATCGCGCATACAGCTATGAGTAGGGCGAACATCACGCCGCCTCCCCTTCTTCATCTTCGGAATACTCGGGGCCATCTGAGTCCCAGTTGAATTCGCATCCGTGCTTGAGTTCGGCATTCAATGCCCGTGGGTTGACCTTGAGTTCAGCGCTTAGCGCCGTGTAGGTCTCCAACTCGCACTTGTCGTACCGCCACAACACCGACTCCGGGTTGGGTAGTTGGCTACGGACAGAGGCCAACATCTCCTCGATGTCCTCCAAATCCATCTCTGCGATGCAGTCAAGAACGTTGCGAGTTCCAGCAGCTCTAGGCCCGTAAATCTTCAACGGCGGCAACGGATATGCACCATCACAATGAAGATGGAAACCACTGGGGTTCATGCTTCTCGCCCTCCCTTGTAGTAGTCGGCGAACCGCTTCAAGAGAGTGATGTGCGTGGGGCAAAACCAGATGGCGCTGTATGCCAACACTTGTCCCGCTACATACGGGTCGATGTTCGCTTTTTTGGTGAGTGATATCCCGGTGTTGAGAACCCCATCGATCGTGGGATCAGCGTCCAGACTGCGGCACACCGAGATGCCGTACTTTTCGGCTAGGTCTTGAGCCGAGTCCGCGTGGGCTGGTGGAGCACATGAAACCGCTAGGACTGTTACGGCTACAGCCGCGATGGATCTATGCTTGAACACGCCACACCTCCAAGGTGTTGGTTGCAGTGGCGCAGGGGTGGTCGTCCGCCAAGATTGCCCACCCCTGCGTTCCGGGGGCTTATTCAGTTGTGAACGATCTACGCCGACTTAGGTTCTGACGGCAGGGACGCGAAGAATGAGTCGAGTTCTTCCTTGGGGTACAGCGGAACCGAGCCGTCGTACCGCGGGCAGATATGGCCCAGGCGCTTGTGTTCGTCCAGCTTGTAGAGGCTGATACCGAGGTACTCGGAGGCTTCTTTGCGGTTATAGGAAAGCTTGCTCATGACCACTCCTTTCCATCTACCGTCTTGGGATGAGTGATGAAGAGTTCGCGTACACGCTTCGCTACGCGGGAGAGAAGATTCCACTTACCCTTGAGCACGCCCAACGGGTAGCCAAGGCGATCGAGCTCGCCTCCGGTGGGGACACCGTCTTGTGTGACATCAACTACCTGATCGCGGATGGTCGCGGCAATGAGATGCACCGGTTCCTGATCGGGCCCGGTATCCCCGCCCTCCTGTCCGGTCCGTCCTTCCCTGTCCCAGACATCGTCGACCGGTGATATTGGCCCCTTCTTGACCTTGATAACCAGGTGGCGGGCAGGACGATGCAGTTCTTCCTGCACTATCTCCCGTACTCGGGATTCAGAGATGCTCATGCCCCACCGCCGAACTCTGCAAAGTCCTTATCCCACGCCTGCAGTGCGAGGCGGTGCATCTGCTCCCGAAGGCCCGGAGTCTGCTCAATAATTCCCGCGATGACCAGGTTGACGCCCCGGAATACATTGGCGAACAAAATGCTCGCCAGCTCGGGGTCTTTCACGATTCCAAGCGCTGTGTGGATCCATTCCTCCACAGCCTCTTCGTCATCGCAGATGGCCAGGTATTCCATGCCTAGCTTGCATCCGATGATCTGAATGTCCCCAATGTTGGGGATCTTCATCGTTCCAGCTGGCTCACCCGAACGTGTATACCCCTGAACGTCCGATATTCGAGGTGGATTCGCCGCCAGGTACTTCCGTCGCGCGAGGGTGATCAGTTCATAGGTCATCGGGTCCACCGCCAATCGGGGAGGCGATTCGTGCGACGACCCTTGTTATGGATGCCAACAAGTACCGCTGCCATCGCTGGCGGGATCGTCCCTCCCTGAGCGTCTTTGAGCTGCTTAGCTTTAGCCACCAGATCAACTGGACGGAGCTTCGCCATTTCAGCGGCTAACTTCTTGCCATCCACCCTCTGTCCGTATCGAGCGAACAACTGACCGATCCCACCAACGATGGCAGCGTGCGCGCCAGCTGCGTCGCGACCCCAGGCGTTGTTGATGGTCCACATCACATACTTAACGAGCACGGGGTACTTGCCAGCGCTGAGAACTCCCGCTCCGTTGTAGACCTTCTCGATCGCGGCTACAGCGGCGAAACTTCCGTTTGCGATGGAAGTTGCAGTCCGCCAGCCGTACTTCTCGATTATTTCATTGATAGCCACCGCGTCCGGCTCGTTAGCTAGTACGCGCATGCGGAACTTATCTATAGCTTGAACGAGTTTGGAATCGTTCAGCGCCAGGAAAAGGGCCGCTTCTTCGGCAATCGGAAGTCCTGGGTGCACAATACAGTTCAACTTGCCGTCATACTTCGCGATCACCGCCGCTGCATGCCGGTGCTGACCGTCGATGATGAAGTACTTGCCATCATCGCGCTGGTTGACGATAAGCGCGCCAACCGCACTGGGATTGAACTTCTCGGCCATCACAGCTGCCCTATGTGGGTCCAGCGCGCGCTGCACGATCGGGTCGACATGGAGCAGGCTGATATGGATTCGGACAAAGATCGGTTCGCTCATCTGATACGCTCCTTGAGTAGCTTGTTGATTCGGTTTAGGGACCGAATTGATGGGGAGAGGTCAGACATGAGTCGTCTGGCCTCTTCTGCGTTTACGGTGTCGTTCACCTCCTCGATTCCGTCGAGGGCCATCACCGTTCCCGACAGGCCGACGACGATTCGAGTGAGCATCTTTAGGTGGTTCGGCCGTGGCCCCTTAACCTTGGTTGGTAGTCCTGGAATCACCTCAGGTTCGGACGCTTCCGCGTCAACCCCAGGGTCGGTGAAGTCGATCGGTTCCTTCTTACGGTTACGGACATCACGTACCGCTTGATCTGCAGCGGTGTACGAGACCTCCCCCGCATCAAGCTTGGCGAGCTGATCGCGAGCGATCTCTGCCACGACGGGGTCGGCATCCTCGGTCGCCTTTACGACCGTCTTGGCACGCTTGTACGTGGACTCGGATACCCCAAGCGCTTCTCCGACTACCTTGTTGGTGCTCGACTTATCCGGTCGAGGTTCTATAGAACTTTGACCGAGGTTCGTAACCTGGGAGCCTCTCCGATTACCCTCAATTCGAGCTTGGTCCTGACGAGGCCGCTCCAACTCTTCGATCTGGCAACCGATCGAGACCAACTCGGATGCCGTGAAATCCTTGCGGCAGGTGTTCTCGTCGCGCTCAGCCCGAAGTCGATCGGTCGCATCAGTTAACTTGTGAATGACCACAACGGGGACGACAGTCCTGCCGAGCATCCGAAGGGCGGCTAGTCGCCGTTCCCCTGCTAGCAGGTGATGATCGGGCGTAACTGCTGGGGCATGGATCAGCCCAATCGATTCAATACTCTCGGCAAGTGCTTTGATGTCACCGAGGTCTGCGCGATGGCGCCCTTGCACGACGATCTCTGATATCGGAAGCTCGCAGTAGTGCGGAGTGTCCGATCGCGTGATTGATACGACGTTCGACATATCGACGGCCATCAGGCCACCTCGGATGTCGCAGGGGTTGCGCGCGGAGCGTAATCCGTGGTGATCGAGCCAGCCGGAAGGTTGTACGCCTCTTCGAGGGCGGCCAGCAGTTGCGCCGACGCTCCCCGCGCCCCGTTCTCGATAGCACTCAACGTGCCGCGCGCTGGACGGTCGCCGTGGATCGCTTCGATGCGTTCGCATACGTCGTCTAGGTCCCAGTGCCCATCAGGGTCGATTCGCTTCAACGCCAAGCGGAAGGTCTGGAGGCTGACATGAGGCGGGGTTCTACGCTCCCGCTGACGGTCATATCGCCGTTTTGCGGCAATTTTGCTTCCCATGCGGACGACTGTAACGGCTAACCGTCGCAAGCGCAAGCAATTCTGTGGCAATTTTGCCCTGGCGTGCAGAATGCTACTGGTGAGATTCGGCGCTCCGGCTGCTCACACCCATGTCGTTAGCCGAATGGGACTATGGTTTGCCAAAAATTTTTGGCAGTCTTGCCGTATGACCGAACGTCAGGAGCGGCTCGAATCCCCGCAACAAGCCCGACTTCGACTTGGACAGATCGTTGAGAGTCGGCGCAAGTGGCTGGGGTACCGGCAAGACAACATGCCGAACGGCCCTTCGAGCACCACAATGAGTGCCATTGAGAATGGCCAGGAGGTCAGCGAGCTTTCGTATAGACGCCTAGAGAAGAGTCTCGGCTGGGCCAAGCACTCGGTCAGGAAGATTTTCGAGGGAGCCGAGCCTGAGCCCCTTGATGTCGACCCGGCCCCTTCGGAACCGGCCCCACCAAGACCAGAACACGCTGGCGTAACCGTCGACGATCTCCATGCGATGGAAACCGCACCGCGGTACTTAACCGCATGGGAAGCAGCCCTTGCAGCAATGCGTCAGGTTGCCGACGAGTCCCCAGATCCTGGAGCCGCGATGGCGCAGAATGCCCGCGTCGCCGTCGCCCTGGCCAACCTTTGGGCAGATCAACTCCTGACCGCAGGCGTAGGGCCAGCTGCCCGACCGGCTTTACAACGGCTGTTTCTTGACAAGCAAGAACTAGAACTCAACGGATTCAATAACACGAGCTACTGGGACCAACGACAAAAGGAGGGCCTCCATGCCGCATCATCCGACCCCACCCCGTCCCCGCAACCGTCAGCATCGCCGGAAGGCAACGAAAACGAGGAGGTGATGTACCCCAACAGATCCGACTTGGAGGTCGACTTCAACCCAGGCGACTACGGCCTAGCCGCACGCAGGGTGACGGACGAGGATAAGCCGCAGCGACCCATGGACTCGTGATCTACCCACTTGAACCGCATGCCGACCGATAGCGTCATGCACAACACATTCACATACCGCATGACAAGGAGCTATCGTTGAGCCATGAGCACTCGGGAGACGAACACGGGGACGCGGACGCGTGCGTTCCTGATCGGCCTGGGAAGCCTGTTCGACATCAAGGGCGAGGCGACGTACGAAGCACTGAGGGAGATGATGCCAGCCCCGGAGCCGTACAACCTCAACGCGAGCCTGCTGCGGGCGAATCGGAACCTTCGCCAAGTCTCTCGCTAACACAGCTCACCGCGTATCTCACCGAGAATCACCTGCATCTGCCTCTGCTGACACCGGATCCAGCGGAAATGGAGCGGATGAAGCACAACACCCCAGAGCTGTACGACACATATGTTTCGTCATTACGCAAGACGGTCGACTCGGATATCTATATGCGCGAAGCCCCTTACCGCATACCCGATAAGGGGCGCAGTCAAGGCCAACGATTTGGGCTAGCAGCCGTTCTCGCTGGGTTTGCCGTGTCCGCATGGTTCGCTTACCTCGGCCACGAGTGGATCGGGGGCGGTATTGCGGTGTTTGACGTGATCGGTTTGGCGGCAGTGTTCAACGGTAGTCAGGGCCGATCCAAAAGGGAGCAAGGTTAGGGTCTATAGACCCTAACCTTGGTAAAAAGACCCGTAACCATCGGTCAACGGATGGACTAAACCGAACTTCCTCGGCGCTCACTCGTCAGCGAACAACCAGTCACTAGACACGCTCTGCCCCTCGGCGAACTCCGTCAAACCCCTTCGGAGCTGGTTGTACAGACCGGGGTTTTCCAGGATCGCCCGCTCCGACTCATGCAGCAGGGATAGCGGGATAAGCCGGATAGTCCCATCCGACTCGGTGACCTGCACATACTTCGCGTTCGGCTTGCCAGACACGCGCAACTCGGCATGAGCGTCCGTCTCCACGATGGACGAGACGCTTTCGTAGCTGATCGCGGCGGTCATGACTCAACGATAACGCACATCTGAGGTTTCTCTGATGTGATTTGGCAGGCCCTTGCCGTGGAGAAGTTACATCCATGTAGTTCCTGGTCAGAGCCATTTTTGTCAGTGGGTGACGCTAGCTTCACCACCATGAGCCAACGTTGGCATCCCTGGCGCTACGCCGCTGATCACTACCCCCATGTGGTCATCAATTGTCGCCGGGAACTACCCGAACAAGTGTGGGGGCTGACCAGCTTCACGCGCCAAAAGATTTGGCTGTGCAAACGATTGCAGCAGGTCCATCGGCGATGCACCCTGACCCACGAACTGATCCACTGGGAACGCGGACCGCTGCCCACCGACCCAAGGGCAGCCGCACGCGAAGAACGCATCGTTGACGAGCTCGCTGCGCGACGACTCATCACCTTCGGCGATTTGGTGGACGGCTTGCGATGGACGCAAGATTGCGACGAGCTGGCCGAAGGACTGTGGGTGGATGGCCCAACGCTGCGAACGCGAATGTCCACGCTCGACCCGATGGAAACCGCTGAACTTGAACACGTCCTCGGTGACGAATGGATGTGGATACCGTGATCGGCCCGAATACTGCGGAAGTGCTTGCATTCGAGAACATTTGGTGGAGCCAGATCGGAGACAAAGAGAAGGCCATCCAGGACCGGTTTGGGCTCTCCCCCGTGAGGTACTACCAGAAGCTCAACCAGATCCTGGAAAGTGAAGACGCCCTAAAGTCTGATCCGGTGACCGTAAACCGGCTACTGAGAATCCGGACGCGGTAGACACCGCGACTTCGCCTGAAACGCGGGACAATTGGGGTATGAGCGAACTTGGCGGCGCTACCGTTGTTGAGCGCGGGGCGATACGGTTGGCCAATTGGATCTTGCGGACCTTCGCCGGCCGATACTCGAGGTTCTACTCGGGAGCGATCGAATACGGCATGCGGGCATGCGCTCGGGACGTATCCGAGGGGCGGCCGGTTCCTCAGGACTGGAGGTCGTGATGAGGCTCCTGCGGCTTCTGCATCCGTGGTTCGCGTTCAATAACCCGGCATTCCGCTGGGGCTTCACACACCCTTTCGGCCCACCTGCGCCATGGTGGTCACAGGAAAGACGCGAGCAGTGGTACCAGCAGAACGGCGCACCATGGGAGCGCTGAGAGACCCCGACATGCAGCGCGCCCTCGATGAATACCTAAGCCGTGAGCATGACCCCGAGCGTGAACGCCGGGACCAAATTCGACTTCTCAGATGGGCACGCAGACTCCTATCAAAGTCGTAGGATTTGCAGGTCAACAATGAATAAGGGGGCCGCAATGTCAATGCCGGGTTGGTATCCAGATCCGTCAGGCGCTCCGGGGCTGCGATACTTCGATGGGGCTAGATGGACGGACCAGCTGATGCGGTCGCCCAATAAGAAGGAAACGCCCAAGTGGCCGTGGATCGTGGGGGCAGTTGCCGTCCTCTTCCTGATCGGATTGATCGGGGGACAAGACCGTAAGGATACTCAGCCATCCACCCACACTGGCACGGCAACGAAAGCATCAGCGCCCGCGCTGGTCGAACCTGCGCGACCGGTAGAACCTCAGAAGCCAAAACCGCCCGAAGGTGTCTCCTTTCGGACAGAGTCGGGATCGAGTGGAGAGGTCGTCTTCGGAAGCTTCAGAATCTCTGACGCAGTCTTTATGGGGCTTACGCGCCGTGGAGCCCAAAACAAGACCATCGAAGCGCTCAAGTACGCACACTCCGAATACCCCAACGCCACAAAGGTCTTCATACAAGGAACCTTTCCGACCAAGGATGCATACGGAAACAGCAATCAGGACACCATCGTCTTGAATGTGGGATACGAAAAAGTCACTCTCGATCGAATAAACTTCAACGGCGTTGACACCGGAAAAATATGGGATATCCGCGATAGCGGCACGGTCCACCCAGAATTAGCAGGCTGAACTCAATCCAACAACTCATTGAGGTTCGACAGCGCCGCGCGGGCCGTCTCGTGGTCCACGTGTACATAGCCCTGGTGCGCAGCCGCGGTTGAGTGGCCAACCACTTTCATGCGCGTCTCCTGGGAGACGCGGGCTTTGTTGAGCAGCGTTGAAGTGGTGTGGCGGGCCGAGTGCATTGACCGGTACCGCACGCCGGCAGCTTTCAGTAATGCTCGCCACGCCTCGGAGGCGTCAGTGGGTGAGATCGGGTGACCGTCTTCATGCCGCCATACCAGGCCGTGGGGGTTGGGTCTGGTGTCGTTGGCGACGTAGGTCTTCATCATTGCCCAGACTGGCGCAGTCATTGGGGCGATGCGGTCACCGGCTTTGTTCTTTGGCTTGGTCCACACCAGGGACTTGTAGCAGGGCCGGTAGTTGAAGCCTTTTGGAAGATCGGACGGCAGCTGTTGTAGCTGCCAACCGAAGTCGAACAGCCCCTCGATAAGGTCGCAGCGGTCGGACTCCATGCCGATGATCTCGCCCTGCCGGGCGGCGGTGAAGAACATGGAAGTCCACATCGTCGCCCATGGATCGTTGATCTCGAATGCGGTGGTGATGATTTGGCGAGATTCTGCGAATGTGAACGGTTGGCGCTCCTCGGCGACATGCCTGGGCTTGTCGACGACCGCTGCGACATTGCGATCCAACATCCCCTCGTCCATGGCATCGCCGAGCGCTTTCACGAGAGTCTGGTGGGCCTTCTGTGCGTTGCGTGTTCCATTGCGGGCGATCATCTTGCGTACTTCCGCCGGGGTGAGCTTGCCCAGCCTCACACTGCCGTTAAGGAACGGCAGGATATAGAGACGGACGGTGGTCTCGTAGTACTTGAATGTGGTTGGACGTACGCGCGGCTTCTGGATGGTCTCAAGCCAGTGGGTGAGCCACTGTTCGAGTGTGGTGTTGGAGGTTGTGGGCGCCTTCCCCGATGTGATCTCAGATCGCAGGGTGCGCAGCTTCGCCAGGGCGGTTGCCTTGTCTTTCGAGGAGACAGTTCGGCGTCGGCGCTTTCCATCTTCGGTGGGGATATCGACGGCTCCGACCCACATGCCATCGCTGCGTTTGTAGAGTCCCCCGTCACCGCGGGTGCGCCTTTGCCCCATTCAGCAAACTCCAATCCGCTCTACTGTAGCCAACACTGTAGCCTATTGGGCTACATGCGACTAGACAGTGCAACACATGAAAGTCGCCCTAGCTGCGCAAATGCGACCATTCATGCTGATGATTCTACCATCCAAACGGATTATGAGTCCACGGCTCTAACCAACTGAGCTACCGCCCC